TGGCTAAAAATAGTTAAAAACCAAGTTTTATTTATAGTAGCACACGTTATATATTAAATAGGATTTAATGGCTACTCTCGCTTGTTGATGACTGAAGGTATCACCTCGGTTACTCCTTCATCAATAAATTGCGCCACGCGCACATTGTAAGAGATACCAGGCACACAATGTTTATTATCACACCTAGTAGTAAACACAGTTGGGGGCCAGAGGCGATAGCACCTGTGACACCTAGCTATACTAATAGCACGTCTACGACGTGCGTACTTGGATCTCCCACCGCCAAGTGGTCGACCCGTATACTCAGTAATACTAAAAGCTAGTTCAAACACAAAGGTACCTGAAGAGGCACACATAGCTCTCGCTATAAGTAAAGCCACCTTGGTTACGTCCTTCATTTTCTATTAGACTTTACATAATCTCTAGTGAGCTCCGGACCATTCATACCACCAGTGACCTCGGCATTGAGAGAGCTGAACACCTGATTGCGATTTGCTCCACGCACTGCGATGTCTTTGTGCGTATTGTGAGCTACCTTTTCCCTTGGGGTAGGTCGCCTGATCAATCCCTCTAGGGGTTGGACTGCAGCAGTATTCTCAACGTAATCAAAGCAGTCGAAAGCAGCGAAGCGATCCTCATACTGAAACCCCATGGCAGCCCAATCGGCCGGAGGCGCGTTGTGCGTCAGCATATGATTCCATGTCACCGGGGCATACAGCCTACACACCCTTCGCAGTGTTTCTGCATCCTTCTTCAGCACAGCCAAGACGGCATCTGCAGTTATAGCACCTCTTGGCCACTCGAACGAGCCTCGCGGATCCAGGAATACGGAGCTGCTTGCGTCCTTGCAAAATAGCACAGCCTGAATCACTACCTGCTGCACGTGCTCAGTCGGCACCCCTAGCCCCTCCAGGTTCACATATATGCGCATCATATCCTCAGATGTGGCCATATTGTTTGAGATCGCGATTGGCTTGATCCGGCTGAGAGCTTCTATGGACGGCCTGTTGTACGGATTCGTGGGATCAGGGCGCATATTTTCAGCTAGCTGCAACCTTGGCCTGCCAGTCTCTAACCCTGGGTTTGTCACTCGAATTGCGCCCCTCCGCTCTCGCAGGAATTCTCGGAGGCTGTCAAGCCTCCGCTCCAATGACATTTCTCCATCAGCATCTGCAGCACGCCCATCAGTGTTCTCCGATGTGTCCTTCCCCTCAAAGTCAGCAGCAGTCGGCAGTGGTCGCGCTTCTCTCCTTTCTTGCGAAGTGCCCTCATCTTTGGCAGTTTCAGCTTTCTTCGTTGAATCTCCCATACTCACTATTTCAGATTCACCTTATGACCTAAAGGAACCACACCCAAACGGCTTCAATTTTGATAGCACACTTCCGAACTCACCGTCAATTCGGCACCCTTGCACGCGCACTGATTCGCCGGTGATTAGCACCACGCAGTCAGACTGTCCCTGAGAGATCAAATACAGCACAATGCAGAAGGCGCTCAGTCCTACAAGTACATACACTATCATGTGTGTGAGCCCGCACAGGCTCTACAGTTAGGCCTTCCTAGCTTGTGACTCGCCCAGATAAGCAGTACTAGCAGGACGACGATAGCCCAAGGTTGACCAAGTAGCGGAGCTTTTCTAGCCTCTATTGAGTTGAGCCGGCCGGGGCTGTTGTAAAACACTGATTTGGTCCCGTCCCTGTACCAACCTCCGTGTGGCAAGTTGTGATCTCTATCCCCCACCACAGGTAGTGTACTCCTTATAAGCAGCCAAACAACTAGAGCAAGCGACACCCCGAGTGCAGCAGAAAGGTATACCTTTGTGAAGTCAGGCGGCGGTGTAAGTGGCATCAGGACACAAGATGTGCAGAGCCGTTCGATGCCTTGTCATGCACTGATAGGCAGCCGCTCGATTGATCACTGGAGAATTCTCTGAAGTCACGAACGTTACCACCTCGAAAGTTTGGCCTGTTATTTCCTGCAAGCTCAATGCTTCCACCCCGTGTGATCTCAGCAAGCAACCCACTTCCTCCTCTGAGAACACAACTTTGCCCAGGGGGTCTTTTGTGTATATATCAGATACTTGCACCAGGTCAGCCTTTTCACTTCGAACGTTCCAGCCCAACTCCCGTAACAGCCCGCACGTGGCACTGCCGAATCTTCTACTCACTGAGCACACAAAGTCAGCACGCTGAACGGCGCTTGTGTTCGATTGTATGGGGTCACCGAACAATGCAAATACCGGAGGCACTTCAGTCAACAGAGTGTACTCGTCCAGAACCACAAATTTGCCTTCCGGTTGTTGCCCGCTCCACTTCCTGATCCAATTCCCGCTCAACCTTGGTTGGTCCTCTACACCAGCTGTGTATGCACAGAAGCGACTATCTAATTCTAACAACTCGCGAATTAAGCTACTCTTGCCAGCCCCAGGCACACAGTGAACAACTATAGGGCACACTAACTTATTACTTAAACGCTCAAACTTGTATTTATACAACAAATCTACAATCACATCCATAAATATTCAATACAATAGCAATACCTAAGCTACACTAATTAAAGCACTTCAAATACTTGTTTCACATCAGAGCGAATGAGGTGTTTGTTTCGCACTATGATTCTCACGCAGTTGTAGAACGCCGCGACTTCCTCCTCATCCATTCTATTCACAGCCTTCTCCCCCAACTTATATGCGTACGCCACCTCAATGGCGTAATTATCAATGCAATTGCTCAGGTTGTTCATCTCTTTCGCGATGCACATTCTCTCTAGCACAAGTTGCGGCTTTTTATATATACCATCGGGACACAGGTGCCAACCGCAAAAAGTTGGTTTATTCACGAATTGCACGAATTGCACCTTCGCTTTCAGTTTAAGCTTGTCTAGGAAGTGAGCAAACTTCTTTGTGGGTTGCAATCTTCGCGACGCGCACATATCATCCCCAGCAAAGCATATGAATTCATCACCCCGTATGTTGTACCTCATAAAGGTGAACAACATATTGGCCAGTGTGTTAAACAGAAAAGTGCTTGCCTCCCCGGAGAAGCGCATTATAGCAAAATTGCCCAATTTAGATCCTAGGCTAGTCTTGATGAACTTGTAATCCTCGATTAGATCACTTGGTAACCTTAAGTACTTCATCAATTCCAGCTCGAAAGCCATGATAAATTCATCTTGTGACGCATCGAATGCCTCATAATCAGACTCCGTGCAAATCCGGTCAAACTTCCCTTTCTTGACCCACGCATCCAGCTCCTCCAAACCCTTTCCTGAGTGGATGTAGTAATTCTTCGGCAGCACCTCGTGCACTTTCATCTCAATGTATCGCATGTAGGGCGCAAAACGACACAAGACCGCATGTTGAAAACACACGATGCTCTGCGCTGCTTTAGCAACCCTGAACCTATTGTCGAATTTGGTGCACAACTGACTTTTTGAGAAAATCTGGGCCACATCTGTAGGCCAATCCCGGCATGAGCGTCCAGAGTGATTCTCAATTGTGGCAGCACTTTTGCTCAGCTTCTTCTCTTCGAAGTTCCACAGTGCTTCCTCCATAAACCGCACATTGTGGTTCGGCTTTAGCGGCACACGCTTGAGGAATTCTGATAGCAATGCTTTACCATAGCTGGCTGCATGGAACAAGTTTCCCTTTTCCTTCCCAGGGTTAGAGAAGCTCAATCTTTTCTTCACGGCCATTAGAAAAGTGACGGTGTCACTAGCTCTATGCCTGGGGTATATGGTCTCGAATCTCTCAGCTGCATTTGTGAGTTGCTTCGCACCCAGTTGTTTGGTGTGATCGTGAGTGAATTGCTCTGACACCATATCTCCCATGCGCACCTCTCTGTACTCCTTGGCTAATATCTTGTGAACCCATTGCGCTCTAACGCTCTCCAACTCATCACGCGGCAAATGTGTGCGAAACCATTCCTCCTGCATCACCACCTCAGGCTCTTCTGCAATTTCCACCTCCGGTGCTTGATATAGATTAATCATTGTTTTGAGCCATGGATCGCCTGCAAGCTTCTCTTCTCTGACACCCTCATCTTTACCAATCAATCGCGGGTACTCACTCTTAAAGAGTGCTTGGCCGGGCAGCATGCTATTTAGATCGTCAGGAATAGCAGTCTTGCACAGGAATTTGGACCGCACTCGACCTTTGTATCTCCCTGCCAATTGCTGATAATCCATCCCGCTGCAATTCACAAAACACAAATTGAAGCGAAATCGACGGAGAGCCGTTATCCATCTTCGCTCATTAGTCCTCTCTGACACCGCGGAGATGTAAATTGTGCCATGCATGAATGTTAATCCAGTGCTCTCTCCAAAAGTGAGCACCTTCGCCTCTGGGAGATGCGCGCACACTACCATTTTCTCATCAAAAGAGCTTACGAGCACCACAGATTTATACTCTTCTGCCACGTCCAGAAGATTTTCAAGGTGCATGCGCATAATGTGAGGCTCATCAATCGTGCAATCATCTTTATTTATTTCACATGGAAGTCTCCCTATGAAATTGCAATTCAAAAACCGATGACTCCGCACTTTGTAATTGTACTCGCGTGCCCCAAGCACGACGCTCATGTTCTCCTCCATAGCTCCCAGCACCAATCTATCCTTCTCGCTGTCGTAGTCGCTTTGTGCAGGATCGCCCACGAGGAAAAGTCTCACATCCACTTTAAGCATACTCACAACTAGGTCAAAGTACCCAGGTGGATACAGCTGCATCTCGTCCAAAATAACCACCTGGCCCTCTGTTAGAAATTCCACTCTTGCTAAGAATGTCTCCAACGTGGTAACTCTCCAGTTCTCTTGCCCTGCTTTTGCTCTCCCGCCACGCTCGTTCATCCCAACTGTACGCTTGAAGTCTTCGGCCAACGCACGCCTCGGTGACACAAAATCCAGCGATTTGCCTGCACCATACTTCAGTAGGTTTTTGAACAGCGTACTCTTCCCAGAGCCAAAGGTTCCCACTATCGCATGCAAGCTCAAAGATACATTACGCACAAATTTCTCACGCATATTTCTCTTATTATTGAAGAGTGCAGAACCCAAAACTCCTGTGGCTCCTTGATACATGCTATCTGCGAGCATTCCTGCGCGATTCCAATTTGGTTCGAAGTCTATTTTTAAGCCGCAGTTCTCCAGATCTAGCAACGCAGATTCGGCAAACATTTTGCCGTGTAATGCACCACTTACTAACTTGCAGATGGGGTCTTTGCGCCGTCCGCAAAAACTCATGTGTTCATCAGAGATATCGAAGCAGAAGGGCATCTTACCACCAGCATTAAGCGTGATTTCCTTATCCCCTAAGTTGCAATGCCCTACAATGTCGAAACATTGCAGCACAATCTCCACATGATGCAGATTTAGACCAAGACCAGCTTGCACGCTTTCAACAACCTCCTCACAGCACCGCTCTTCTACAACAGCCAGGATATCGGCATTCCGCGTGCCCAGTGCTTGTGCCACGGATTCAATTACACAACCATTGCGAAGTACCTGTGGTTCATAGTGCTCCGACTCGAGCCACAAATCAAGTGCCATGTTCTTCTGCTTGGGAGCAAAACGATGAACTCTACCTGTGCCAGCGTTGTGCACTCTAATTTCAGCTCTGAGTCTCAAAGCTGTTGCCAGTATGGCGGCATGAGTGACGAATGCGCCAGATGCCTTGCACTGCTCCAGCTCAACATTGAGTGCGGCATTTTCAAAAACATGAGAAGTGCACAATCGCTTCAACTCCATGTGGTGCATGCCAACTAGGTATGCAAAACTGTGCCAGCAACAGCAACCATCACCGGGCCCAGACACCCGCTTATATCGCTCAGCACCATTGGCGGGGTACTCGCTGCCAACGACCCCACCCAAGTCGAGGTTCACTCCAACTCCTGGTGCCCCCGAATCACTCTTACCCTCAATGGGGCCCACCTCCTGTGCACTCTCAAAAGTTACCTGCTCAGAAACAGTGGCCCTTTTCAGGAAGACCACAACATCCATTGTGCCCCAAGACCTCATATAGCATTCATGACCGTATGCAACGTTGGCCATCACCTCCAAACAAATGTGGTCCATCCACGCCAGCGCCAGTCTCCACCCTCGAGCGCACCTTACGATGAATGCACCACACTTCCGCAGATTAACCACAGTTGCGCCCGCGCCCCGTTCTATTCCATCAAGGCTCGGCAGCAGCACATTCATTTGAGTCTCCTTGCTGTAACTCAAACGCACGGCGACATCAAATTTTTGGCTCACGGAGTTAATCTCCATCCAGACGCTCAAGCTCCTTCCCCAACCATTGCTAAGCAGCTCACTGTTACCCCACTTCAAGTTGCTTCTATCTTTCGTGTACAGCCCCACAGAAGCACCTGCAACTTGCTCACGGACATTAAGACCTGCCTGGTTGCTCAGTACCACCCCTTGCACGAATCGTGCGTTGCAAGCACAAGCAACTTCGCCCAATTCGATATCGAGCGCAGCTTCCACATCGCGCCATACCTCGGGCTCTAACACGCAACTTGCGAACTCACTTCTGGGCTGCTCTGTAACTCGGGCCTTCTCTAGCCTTATCATGCCTTTGTGCCGCTTGGTACTCACCTCATGCACCACATTGCTCCATAGGTTCTGCACCCCAGTTACTGCACGCTTTCCCTCTGTATAATTGGTGAGGCCGTACAGATTATTCCTTCCGCGCGTTAAGAAAAATCTCAGGCCTGACTCAGAGAACATGGGCTCCAATCTCGCGTTGCACAGGTACGTCATGGCCCTAAACAGTGCATCTGAGCTCTTCAACCCCAGGACTTCCCATGCCTCAAGCTTCTCTTTGTGTTGACCCCTTCTCCGGGCCTTTGCAATTAAACAGCTTGATTTCAACCTTGCCTCCACATATTTGAGCAAAAATTCCCTGGAAATGACGCACATGTGCGCCCCCCAAGCGCCTCTCATGAACATGCGCCTCATTGCGTGCAACAACTTCTGCGAGTCCATGCACAACAGGGCATTCCACTCCCGGTCTGCTAACGGGACTGTCCCTACATAGGGCCTAGAGGTGATATGTGCAACAAGGCCAGCACCTTCTCCCATGAATAGCGAGTCCAATTTTTCTGGTACGTCGACCTCAGCATCTGTATCAAAGAACCAGGCGTAACTGTTTTCCCAAATGTTCCACCAGGTTATCTCATTCAAGCGCAGGGTGAAGCTGTACGGTTTTAGACCCCGGATGAATTTGTTCACACACACAGCTCTAACACTACTAAAGCGGCGTGCCAGCACAGAAGGCATCTTTCCGAGCCAGTTCCCCATGAATTCTTTCAGTTGCTCTGGCATGATTGTGGCGCACATGCTAGAATTGTGAATCACCAGCCGCGCGAAGCACTCCACGAAATCAATTTCCCTCCCGGACGGCTCAGCAATTATTTGGCTTAGCTTTGCTATGGCGGACTGCTCATCGGGTTTTTTCAGTGTACGTAAGTACCTGTAAATCTTGTTAACCACCTCATAGCTAACGGGGAAAGCACACGGGTAATCAGGACTAAGGGTCGCTTTCAAAGCTTCCGATGCAACCGCCTCAAATGGGCCGAACGCACGATGCGTCGGCGCTGCCGCTTCACCTTTTGTTATCGAAATCAAATGGTGGGGAAATTTACTGCACAGCACATCAACCATGTACACTGTACCGTCCGGCAATTTCAAACTCCTTGCCCCCAGTAGGTAACCACCCTTTAATGGCTGCTGATAGCCCTCGCTCTGCACGCCATCAGGGAAAAACATCAGTGTGTCCCCCACTATATCATAAGTGTAGCACCACTCATTCAAGCTACGTGTTGGCTTGAATAGTAATTCTGGGGGGTACACAACAGTACCAAGTAGCTTATCTGGACGCATGACATCTAAGAAATCAATAAGCACCTTACTACTCCAGTAATGCAACTCATCATGGAAAAATAGGTTTTTTGCTTTGTGACGCCTTAGTGGACCTACTAGTCCTCTGAGCGCTTCGTTGTCCAGACCAACTCCTTTGTGCACCAGGCATTCATGCTCGTATGAGCCATATGGCACGAAATCATTTGTGTACCTCATTCTGTCTGCACTGGTCACGTATCTATTCACCACCTGCACACTGTCCAAATTTTTGCATTTTGATTTCAACAGCTGCAGTTTTCTCTCCTTAATACCTACAAAGTAAAAGCTAGAATTTATGTACGAAGGTAAAACACTATACAATATGTAATTTTCCAGCGTCTTACAAACCGGATGCGAATGCACGACTGCCGAGTACGGACTCAAGTATATGCCTGCCATGCTCAATTTCCTTTTCGCCAAGGGAGAAAGGTAGTAATTGAAGTATTGGCAGTGTTGCTCCTCGAAGTTCTTGTACAGTGTAGCAGCGCTATTAGCTATCACAGCCTGAGTTGCTGGCTCGAAGCAATTAACAATATCTTCCATTGGCGTTCTGTATGTGACTGCCATGCTGACTTAGACCGAATATAGTATTTCCTGGTAGTATATTGTAGTGTAAGTCCAGATATTGTATGTTTGTTTA